ATCTAAAGACATTGAAATATGTCCCTTAAACGAATGGGATTTGCCAATTACAAAGCAAAGTGTTATTGATAAGTTCAATGTAGAAATGGACAAAAAGGTTGCTGAATTGCAAGAAATTGAAAAGAAAAGAAATGTTTTCGACAAGCTATTCGGTAAATATTTTGAAGCCAAAACGACTACAAATGAATAGCATAATAATAGAAGAGTATATAATAGGGTGGCTAAACATAGAGGTAAGATATTACATTGATGGTGAGTCTTTTGGTCGGGTTGCATATTTGCCGATTGCAGAGTATGAGGAATGGGCGTTGAAAAATGGGTATTTTGGGGAAAAAGAAATTCCTGTAATGGTTGGTGATGAAGAAATAGGATTTACCAAATCTGATGTAAACTACGAAAATTACAATGATTATTATTGTGGATGGGCAATAGAAGAACATCTTATCCAATTCTTAACCGATAAACCACATTACAAGACATACATGCCATTTTATTACAAATTATGGTATTCGCTTAATACTTGGTGGAATACAGCGTTTAAAACGCCTCAAATTAGATAACGAATTGCACACATACTTTCGAGCATCCGATTGCGGTCGGGTGCTTTTTAAAAATCAAATAACAAATGTCAAATACAGCATCAATAACAATAGCAAAGGATAACAGTATAGTAGTGCGCCTCAAAAGTCCGTTCTTTGATGACTACAAGTCGGAGTATGTAATTAAGCATAATTTAAAAGCGATTGCAATACACAAAGCACCTTCAACTTACACAGGAAAGACTATAAGCGGTTTTTTGAATGTTTATAAGGTAATGAGCCTATTCTTTTTATCAGACACAGTAAAGCCCGGAAAATACACATTTGAAGAGAGGGAAGATTCTGTAATAATTAGACTAAAGTAACATGAATAATAACATTGACTTTATAAACATGGTCCGGCGAAACATAGAAGAAGTGACCACATTTCTGCACTACAAATCAGTATTCAAAATGATTTTCATGGTACAGGATGAGGAAACGCACTTCGAACTTTTGGAAGAACTTGAAAAGCGGTGTTTGAAAGCCGGTGTATATACAGGTCGATGTAAAGAACTAAACTAAATAACAATATGGAATACGATTTAAAATTAATAATTAATGTTAACGAGATTAATAGCATTGTACCAAATTACGAGGTAAGAAAACCTTCATCTCAAAACATCGAAGTGGTACTTAGTGAGAGCAAAGCGGAAACATTATTCTATCTTTTATGGAATAAATTTGGTGACGATTGGTTAATTAAATGCTTAGAAGGTGAAGGATATAAAATGATAGAAATTGAACAGCCGAAAAAGGAAGTTAAAACATCGAATAGTCTGGATGAAGTGAGGCGCAAAGTATTGGAACAAATGCCACAAACACAGAACTTCAGAATTGAAAATGGACACTTTCAAGATGGATGGGATTATATAAATAATCGTAACGGATCGCTTGGTTTTTACGACAGAAAAGCGTATCTTAAAGCACTGGAAGAATGGAAAGCGAATCAATAATTTTAATCAATAACAACAATAACAACATGAGTTTAATCAAAAAACCGTTTGAGTTAGAAATTCAAACATCAATCAAAGCACTTATTTACGGACAACCTGGACTTGGTAAGTCTACAATGGGATTAAGTGCGCCTAAGCCTGTATTATTAGACTTCGATAACGGAGTACACAGGGTTAATTCTGCACATCAAGTAGATACATTACAAGTTACTAAATGGCAGGAAGTAATTGACGTTCTAAATAGTGGTGAACTAAAGAACTATGAAAGTATCGTAATTGACACAGCCGGTAAGATGTTGGACTACCTAAGTATCCACCTTATTGAAAAGAATCCAAAGTTAGGTAAAGCAAACGGAGCCTTATCATTGCAAGGGTACGGTGAAAGGAAGTCAGAGTTCAACCAATTCCTTAAGAGAGTTGCTTTGATGGGTAAGCACTTGATATTCATAGCGCACGAAAAGGAAGAAAAGCAAGGGGATGAAACTTACAAGCGTCCAGAGGTCGGAGGGTCGAGTGGAACGGATCTTTACAAAGAACTTGATTTAATAGGTTACATGGAGGCGAACGGTAAAAAAAGAACAATATCTTTTGCACCTACTGATAAGTTTTACGCTAAGAATAGCTGCGGATTAACGGAAGTGATAGAGTTTCCAGAGATTAAAGAAGGTGAACCAAACAACTTCTTTACAAAGCATGTAATTGACACTTACAAACAAAGTCTTTCCACACGAAAAGAAAAGGTTGAGGCATACACGGAATTGATGGACATCTTTGAGGCTAAAATTGAAAGCGCAAACGATGCCGAATCATTGAATGAAGTGTTATCGTTTATCAATGATTACAAAGAACATATTTGGAGTTCAAAAATACAGGCCGGTGTATTGCTTATGGCTAAGTCTAAAAATGTAACTGGTGTAGCATTTGATAAAACATCAAAGACTTTTGTAGCTGAAAAAGAACCTGCAAATGTCTAAATATAAATTTTACGCTTCTTTGCTTGATGCCTTCAAATGGTATCAAGCAAGTGAAAGCGAAACGGCGGAACAGGAATTTATTGACAAGATAAATAGAGTTCCGATAACAGATGCTAAGGCATTGGAACGTATGAACAAAGGCACGGCTTATAATAATGCCATAGACAAGGCGTTAAGCGATAAAAAGCTATATTCTGATGATGTTATTGAGGTAATGGGTTTTTATTTCGATACAAAGCCCTTAAATGCCTTAATTGAACAATTGTCAGGATGTGTTACTCAATTGTTTTGTGAAACCACATTAGGAGAATTTACAATATACGGATATTTGGACTTTTTGCTTTATGATAAAGTGATTGACTTAAAAGTTAGTTCAAGTTATGACTTAGGAAAATATAACGGTGGTATTCAGAAACATTTATATCCTTTGTGCTTAGTAGACAAAGGAAGCGAAATAAGCGCATTTGAGTACTGGATAAGCGTAAATGATACTTTGTACAAAGAGCCTTATATTTTCGACTATGAGCAAAGCAAAAACGAGCTTCTAAGAGTTTGTAATGAGTTAAAGTATTTCATTGAGCAAAAGCGACATTTGATTACTGATACAAAGATATTTAGCTGATGAAAATCCTGATGTCTAAAACACTTTCAGGACAGCTAAAGCCATGCTACGATTCCGATGCTGAATTGCTAAAGAAAATCAAAGCAGGTGATGAGGTTGAATGTGAGATAAAGCGGCCACGAAATTTAAAATTCCATAAAAAACTGTTTTCTTTGCTCAATCTTGTCTATAGCAATCAAGAATTATACAAAGACATAAACGATCTTAGAAAAGATTTGACAATAGCAGCCGGATATTTTACAGAACGGTTTGATTTTAATGGTACTTGCATTATCGAAGCGCAAAGCATTAGTTTTGCCGCAATGAACCAGGACACTTTTGATGAGTACTACCAACGTTTATTAGATGCTATTTGCAATAACTACGGAATGTTAAAAAGTGACATTGAAGAAAATTTAATCAATTATTTTTGATATGTCCTAAATGTTACATATCTTTACAACTTATTCGGCTCTTCACATTTTACCGAATATTAAGAACTGAAGCCGTTAAGGGTTGCCAAAGTGAAGAGTGGTAATTTTTATCGGCTTTTTTAATTTAAAAACAATGAAAAAAACATTATTTAACGACAAGCCACAAGGCTTACTATTTGAGGACAAAATTGAGTTCATTCCTGTTGAATCCGTTATTGGTTCAGGATATGAAAACGATGTTGCAAAACTTGCAATTGAGGACAAGGTTGCTTACCGTGCAGCAAGAAAGAACATGCAGATACATTCTGCAATTATCCTAAAGATTAACGATGAGTTTTCTGGGTTCTTTACTTTTCAGATTAACCACGATGCAGGGGAATTTTGTTTATTACAATCAGCTATGCTACTTGATCGAAAAGACAAGAAGATTTATAGTGATATGGTAAATGCCATAATTGAACAGAATACTTTTGGTTATCCAATGGTAATGACTGTTTCACAAAAGCACGATTTGGAAAATCCGAAAGTATTTGCAGCTATTGGATTTATTGAATATCTTAATTTAAGCGGTTATTCTTATATGGTTTATGGAACAATGGCACAAGTAAGAATGAAACGCCTTGCACATGCAACAATGACCAATGTATGGAACTCAACAAAAGGTGATTGGTTAAAGATGAAAAAGGAATGGAATGCAAAGATCGAAGCGGCCGGACAAAAGCACGGAATAAATAATCCTAAATATGCAAGTCGTGAAGGTGCTTGGATGGGCGATAATGGCATGTCAAATGTTGTTTTAGGCACACAGATTGTAAATGACGAGGGTAAAGTTGAAAACGTAAAAGGAAAATCATTTAACGGTAATGTGTCAGTACTTGACCCTGTTGCATGTGAAGTTATACTTAGGTTCTTTATGCCTAAAGACGGGTGCAGGGTTTACAATCCTTTTGGCGGTGGTGTTCAATTTGGCTTTGTTACAGGAGATAACGATTTTGAATATACTTCATCCGAAATAAGACAAAATCAATGTGATGCGAATAATGCCATTTGCCAGGACTTTGTGAATGTTAAATGGATTAAGTCAGACAGCGCACAATTTAAGCCTAAACAGAAGTACGATCTTGTTTTCACATGTCCACCATATTATCAAGTAGAGGACTATTTGGATTATGACGGTAAGGCTCCAGAGGGTGAATTAAATGTAATGCCTACTTATGCAGAGTTCAGGGATGCACTTTTTCAGGGGTATAAGAACGCTATTGAGGCATTGAATGATAATTGTTTCTTTGTGGTCATGACAGGCGACAGTAGGGATAAACACGGCGCATATTACGGTTGTGAAGCCGAGCATGAATTGTTTTTCAGGGATCAGGGTTTACACATTTACAATAAGATCGTTTATCTTGAATGTGAGTTTACAAGGTTAGCACATGCTAAAAGAACATTGCATTATCGTAAATTTCCAAAGCGTGAGCAGAAGATACTTATTTTTTACAAAGGGGATATGACTAAAATAAAAGACCGGCATGTTAACATAGGTAGATTGTGAGATCGTACTCAAACAAAATTTCATTGACAAAAAACTCAAGGGGTATCTATTCATTAGATACCTCTATTGGGTGCGCCTCTGGAATGTTAAACGAGGTAGGAGGATGTTACAATGATTGTTATGCAGCCAAGAGTGCTAAGTTGTACGGTTATTATTTTGGTGAAACAGTTTTAAGGTCATTTGAAAATGAATATCACAGGCGTGAAATATTAAAGCAAATAAACAAAGTTCCTTTAGATTTCATCCGTATTGGAACAAGTGGTGATCCGTCCGAAAACTGGGAACATACAATAAGTGTTTTAAAACAGATTGAAACTTGTAACAAAGAGATTGTCATAATTGCCAGGCATTGGACAAAACTAACAGATGAACAATTACGTTATTTTGGGACTATCAATATTTGTGTAAATACATCTGTTTCTGCACTTGATAAGCCGGAATTAATGCAAAGATGCTTAACTGAATATAACAGGCTTAAACCTTACTGTAAGTCAATATTAAGGATTGTTTCATGCGACTTTAATTTGGATAATCCTGAGGGCAAAAGATTATCGGACATACAGCACTTTTTGTTTAAGAATACGAATGTTATTGATACCGTTTTAAGGCTCAACAAAGGAAATAGATACATTAAAGACGGGATTGTAAACGTTACAAAAACAAAGTTTCTTGGTAAAAATGCAATTGTTAGTAAGTTAAACAAAAAAACATACTTTGGCAAATGTTCAACCTGTCATGAGATGTGTGGCGTTGATGTAAAAACAGAAAAAACATATCCGGATAAAAAACCAATAACAAAACAACTTTTATTATTCAAACCTAAATAAATAACCAATGAACAACAGCAAACAAGCTCATGAAGACTTGAAAAAGTCAGGACGCAAAGAAGCTTTACACATGCAAATCATGAGATACATGTACCGGTACGGTGAATGTACATTCAGCGATTTAAGCAAATACTACGGTGTACATGATTCAGTGTACTGGAAGCGTCTCAGCGAACTGGCAAAGGCCGGACTGATCGTTAAAACGAACCGGAACAAAATATCGAATACTACAGGAAAGTTTTTGACAGTATGGGCTTTGAAATAACAGAATATTTATTATCTTTGTAACGTTCTTACAGCACATAGGAACCAACAAATAAAGAATTTAAATATAAAGTCTAATGAGAGTAGGGGTGCTGCCCGAAATCATTAGGCTTTTTTTTATGTCTAAACAGCACTTAGATGAAGTATTTTCTACACGATTCCAACGCTTTCAATGATGAAAAGATAACCGAACTTTATATCAACTTTGGATATGAGGGGTTAGGATTATTTTATACGATACTTGAAAAGTTAGCAGGTCAAGAAAAGCCAGTCAAAACATTGGTTCTAAAAAAGCAACTAAACGTAGGTAAAAAGTTGGAAAAATGTTGGAAGTTTATGGAAACTATTGACATTATTTCATCAAACAATGGTGAAACTTTCAACAAACAATTGCTAAACTTTAGTGAAAAGTACAAGATAAAAAAAGAAAAAAACGCAAAACGTATTTCAGAATGGCGTGAAAATCAAACAGATACAAAAACTGTAACGCATTACGAACAACCTTGTAACACCACTAAAGTAAAGGAAAGTAAAGTAAAGGAAAGTAAAGATATTAAAGAAAGAAAAATAGAATTTAAAGAAACGCTTAACCCATACTTAGAAAAGTATGGCAAACAAGTTCTAACAGACTTTTATTATTATTGGACAGAATTGGATAAGTAAGGGAAAAAGATGAGGT